CATATCCTGGGCATATACAGTGGAGAGGACAGAATGGAGACTTCTTATATACACTAAGAAATGGCGAGCCAAATTATGCATCGGCCCAAGAGCATATAGCCGCACACCACAGTGATATGTTGTCGTCCGGTTTTAGTAGTATTATAGGTGCAGGTTTAAGTGGGGCGGCTGCGGGAGTGGCTATTGCAGGTCTATTAGATTCTACATCTTCTTCTATAAAAGACATGGGCCTATCAAAAGTACTAGGCATGGGAGCCAGCATCGGCGGCTTGATGGGACTTGCGTCGTCGCTGCTTCCTGGGGTCGGTGGAAACATACAGTCATTTGTTAGTAATCTTGGCCAGACAGTACTGTCTGGTGGTTTTGCCGACTCGATGAATGATTTTACTCATAAGCAATCTATATTGGCTATGAAGAAGAAAGCACTAAATGAAGCTTATAAGAAAACACCCGAAGACGAAGATCTTGAAGCGCTAGCTGCTATAGGATTATTTGTCGCTTCATTCTTACTAGCAAATCCTGGATCTTCTCCTCCTAATATACCTATAACTTTATCTGATGGGACAATCTATAATCCAGCTAAATTAAGTAACACTATAACAACTTCACGAACAACTTTTATCGCTAACACCATCTATAACTTGTGAGATAATTATGGCTTTTCAAGATCCAAATGCTGCGGCTCTAGCTGCCGGTGCTAAACCAGGACAGTCCGTCACTATTGGCGGTAGTACTTTTACGGTTACTGCTCCAAAAGTCAGTACGACATCGGGTGATCCGAATAATAAGAGATATCCTGACTCGCAGATAAAGCCCGAGTATCCGTACGCTAAAGCCACTGTGCACCCCGATGGAAGTGGTCGATATGATGATCATACTCCCGGACATGAAACTTTTAGAGAATTCTTTTCGGGTGGTGGTCATAGAGAAGTAGGAAATAGTCCAGATGGTGGTATTGGCAGAGAAGTTATAGCGACACTCGGAAAGGTGTTTCATAACTTGGCAGATGGGCTCAGCCAAACAGTCGCAGGACACAACGACAAGACAACTGGTGGCAATCATAGGGATCAAGTCGAGGGCGACAAGCACGAAGAGAAAGGTGGCAACCACTATCACATGGTCGGTGGCCACGAAGTAAAGTCTTCTAACGAGACCCAGGTACACCATACTGCCGGCGGCGACAAGCACCAGATAACATCAGGCGATATCATAGCAGATCATGACGGAAGTATACACAACAATATCAAGAAAGATATCATAAATCATATCGGTGCCAACTATGGATTTATAAGCGCAGGAGGAGATTATAGTCTTCATTTAAACTCCGGTAACTTTAATATAGAGGCACCTAGTGGTAAATATAATCTAAATACACTGAGTGATATTACAATAACGAGTACAACCAATATTACACTTAAAGTTGGATCGAGTACTATTGAGATAAAGCCTGACGGTATTACTATAACTGCATCCGCAGTAAGCTTCAAGAAGGCATAAGATGGCTTTTGCTCATAGAGATGGTGATTCCAGAGCTTGTGGCGCTACTACAATAGTTGCAGGGCAAAGTTTTGTTACTATAGATGGAAAGTTATGGTCTGTCAATGGTGATAATAATACTCACGGTGGTGGGGCAGTTCATAACTCGCAATCATATATAACTATTGGTGGAATATATGCTATATTGGTCGGTGATAGTGCAGACCCTGATGGTCTATCTCCTGATGTTATTGACGGTGGTCCTACCCCTCACGATAATCCGGTAGCTACTGGATCAGATAGTTTTGTAGACGTTTCATAGGAATCAAAATGTCAAGAGCAGATAGTTTCACACAGTTATCCGATAAGTCCGAGCAGTTCAGTGACTTCTTGGTTAACTTTAACTCGCACCCAATGACCGGCGCACTCGGTAAGATCACAAACGAAGCGTCTGTCAGGCGCTCTATAATGAACCTTATATCCACCAACCTTGGCGAGAGACTATTTCAACCCAATGTAGGCGGAGACGTTAATAAAGCTTTGTTTGAGCCCTTGGATCAGATAGCTGCGACGTCGATTAGATCTGCTATATTCAAAACGATCCAGTACAACGAGCCAAGAGCTAATATTATTGAAGTAACGGTGTATCCAGCCGTAGATGTAAATAGCTTGATAGTCAACGTTATATTTTCTTTAATAAATACAAATATACCGATCTCTATAAACGTAGTCCTCAAAAGAGTAAGATAAATGGCCAATAGCTCTATTAACCTAACGTCTCTAGACTTTGACAGCTTAAAAAGTAATCTAAAGACTTTTATGAAGTCTCAAACGAACTTCAAAGACTATGACTTTGACGGGTCAAACATGAGTGTGTTGCTCGATGTTCTATCCTATAACACGTACTTAAATAGCTTCTACCTTAATATGGCGATCAGTGAGTCTTTCTTAGACACTGCTCAGATCCGTGACTCGGTTGTGAGTCACGCTAAAGAGCTTAACTATACTCCTGGATCTATGAAGTCCCCTAAAGCACTTGTTACTCTTACAATAACGTCTAATGATAATCCTACAGGAATATTTGAGATCCCTTCCGGTACAACGTTCTCTGGGTTTAATGCTAACGGCACATTTACTTATTCGACGGACGTTAACCATATAATATCTTCTACGTCTAATACTTTTATATTCTCTAACGTTGCGATTTATGAAGGAACGTACTTTAACGATAGTTTTTATATCGACTATACGATAGAAAATCAAAAATTTGTTCTATCAAATTTTAATGTAGATACAGATAGTATATCGGTTCAAGTTATTGAGAATACTGGAGCTAACTCAGCCTACTATACAAAGGCTAGTAAACTATATGACCTTACTCCTTCGTCTAATGTTTATTTTTTACAGGCCGCAGCTAATAGCCTTTACGAAGTAGCTTTTGGTGATAATGTATTTGGTAACTATCCACAAAATGCATCGCTTATTAATGTATCATATAGGGTTACTTCTGGAACAGACGGTGGCGGGATATCAACATTTTTCCTAGACAAAGATCTTGGACCATTTAATAGGTGTCGTGCGTCGGGAACTGTACAGACTATAAGTACGTCCACCAATGGCGCTAATCTTGAAAGCATAGACTCTATAAGATTTAGAGCGCCTAGATCGTATCAAGCTCAAGATAGGGCAGTAACTATAAATGACTATAAGACACTGATAATCGATACTTTTCAAGATATAAAAGACGTTCACGTTTATGGTGGACAAGATATTCCAGGTGGTACAAAGTACGGTACAGTCTTTATAGCGCCTACTACATATTCGGGAAGTCCACTCTCGACACAGAGGCAGCAAGACCTCATAACTTTCTTAAATACTAAGAAGATCATCAATATTCAAAACGAGATAGTTAACCCCGACTATATCTATGTGGTTCCTACGATTAGTTCTACCGTTGACTATAACACAACGACTCTGTCGCCTGCACAGATAAAGACGATGATTAGTCAGTCTGTTTCAATGTATAATACTAAGTATCTACAAGTTTTTAACAATACTCTCAGGTACTCTGACTTCTTAACATATATCGATAACTCAGATAACAGTATAGTAAGCTCTCAAGTTAGCTTTCAACTATACAAAGAGATAACCCCTACACTTCTCGGGAATCAAACAGTAACTACTGTATTTAATAATAAGATTAAGCCTGGCACGGTTACAAGTACGAGCTTCTTAACCGAAGATGGAAATACTTATCAGATAACAGACTACAACCCTAACAACGACACATTTGTTAGGGACACCACGACTGCTACATATAGTACTATTAACAAGAGTCCAATTATCTATCTAAAACAGATAACTACTAATAATAACCAGTCATATAAGAAAGTTGGAGCTATAGACTATGCAACAGGAACTATAACTGTTCAGAACTTAAATGTTGTTAGCTTTTTGCAAAGCCAGGGTATAAGGGTATTTGTTCTAGCAGATAGTGTTGATATAGTCGGAGTCTTTAATAATATTATCGAGATAGATATTTCAGCTATCAATATTAATCTTATGGCTAAAACATGAATATAGAAAAGTTTATATCACCATTTATCGAGTCACAATTCCCGGCTTTTTATAAGACAGAGGGGCCGAATTTTATTGCATTCGTGAAGGCTTACTATGAGTGGATGGAGACCGAAGGTCAGGTAATAAACTACTCGCGTCAACTTGTTAATATCGGTGACGTTGATAATAGCTTAGCACAGTTTATAACACACTTTAAGAATAAGTATATCAGCGGGCTTCCAGAAAATGTACTAGCGGATAGACGTTTGCTAATCAAGCACATCGTCGACCTTTATAATTCTAAAGGAACTAAGAACTCTTTTAAGTTCTTGTTCAGGATGATGTTCAACGAAGACATCGATGTGTACGTACCAGCAGATCATATATTTGCCAGTTCATCTGCGACGTGGGTAAGGCCAAATCATATTGAGGTAGAAGAACACCCAAGCTTAAAGCTTCTTGAAGGAAGTCTTATAAAGAGCTCGTCTGGGGCGAGCGCTGTAGTAGATAGCTTCTCGGTAAAAAGAGTAAAAGGAAAGTTAATTAATTTACTTTACTTATCTAGCATCGATGGCAACTTTTACTATGGTGAGAGAATATACTCACCCGGTATTATAGATTTTAACGACTACGCACCTAGGGTGTTTGGATCTTTAACCACCGTCAGTATATTAAACGGCGGTGCTGGATATAATGTGGGTGACATACTAGACATTAGAGGAACTGGATCTGACGGCCAAGCGACAGTTGCATCCGTAACACAGAACAATGGCAGAGTGGCGTTCTCACTTTTGGATGGCGGTTTTGGATATACAGTCAATGCTATAGTTTCTGTTACTCCATCTAGTGGATCTGGTAGTGGTGCAACTTTTCAGATAGGATCAATAGCCGATAAGCAGATCTTAAAGATATATCCTGACGCAATAACACCCCTTATCAACGCAAGGTTAGATCAGGATTCAGTCGGATATATACTTACAGTCAATAACACTTCTGGGACGTTTGCTACCGACGAATCAATTACTGGATCCGGAAACAGCGTAGTATTAGACGTCAAGTATGTTCAGGGCGAGATATACAGCGGTGAGTCTTTATCAAACGCTTCTATAGGTATAACCGGCGCAAACACTCTCTACGTGTATAGAAGCGATGGTGCTTTACTCTATACTACAGGATCTGAAGCCGCTTTGAACTCAGGAAATCTATATAATTTAAATACTCATAGCGGAACAACACTAGTTAGTAATATAACTGGATCAGTAGTTACTATATTAAACAAGCACGATAAGATTACTGTCACGGCCAACGGTGTAATCAATACATCCGCCGGTAACAACACCTCTTTGTATGTGTACAGTATGAACGCCGATACTACTCCAGTTGGATACTTTATGCCGCTTGGAACTGTTAGAGGAAAGATCAGTGATGTTACCGCCACTGTAGTAAGTAATGAGCGCTTGACTGACTGGAATGTTGGTGGCAGTGTGTTTCCGTCGGCGTTGAGTGTCGTCAACCTAGATACACCGCTTAAAGATGCTTTGAGAATTGAGAACGTTGAGATAGGAAGAATAGCCTACTTAACAAACATTAATCCTGGTTCAGGATATGCCTACGACCCGATCGTTACTATATCAGAGCCTAAGATTTACTCCCTTGGCATAAAAGACGGTAAGGGCGGGTTCTGGGGATACGACGCGGTTGTTAAGGCTAAAGCGGGTACTGCAAATGGTGTCGTTACGGCAATACGAATTACTGATTCAGGAACTGGATATGTTCCAGATGAGTACGTTTACATGGTCAGTAACACCAACGATATTGCAGTCTCTGGAATAGCTATAGTCGACTCAACCGGCATAGATCGTGGGTACTATGTAAATAATAAAGGTTTCTTGAGTGACACGATGTATCTTCAAGACAGCGTTTACTACCAAGAGTTCTCGTATGAGATAGCGGTACCGCGCATGTTAGACACTTATAAGAATATAGTGCTTGATCTAGTCCACCCAGTTGGAATGTCGCTGTTCGGTAAGTTTGCCGTATCCAGTAGGGTTGTTGGACAGAAATCTTTGCCGGTATACTTTAATCTTTAATATAAATATAAAAAACCTATGGATACTTAAATGACCGCAGTCTTAACAATCCACC